GCGAGAGGGTCGTCAGCTATCCTCCTCTTCTGAAGCCTTAACAACCCGGCTTTAAGAAAACACCTCCAGGCAAAACGCCCGCGGAACCCAAGCTCATTAGGAGCTAGGCCGGTGCGGCGTATTAAAGGAGCGTGCCACTTCAAGTACTCCAGGCCCGCGTTGAAGCGGACCTGAGCTGGAAGGCCGGTACAGGCAAAAGAAGAGAAAGATTGGGAAAGGGAATTCGCCAATGGCATGGAACGCAGCATTCCAAAACGAAGTGTGGGGACTACACGAAGTCTACCGCTCCGCCACTTTAGAAGTGTGGAGTTTAGAGACCCGTAGCCCATAGCCACGCTCGTCTTGGTCTGTTCGACCTCCAAGCCGACCTCACCAACAACCCGCATCCACTCCTTGGTAAAGAGTGGATCAGAAGTCTGGAAAAGGATGTCGTCACCGTTAATAAGTAACGGTACATCCCCCTGGCTGCTTTGACGGTTCGCCCATTTGAAGGCGAGGTAGTTTTGGATGCACAGTAGCGGAAAGCTCAATAAAGAGCCCATCTGCTGACCTGATGTCACCTCAACGACCTCTCCCGCACGAGCGAAACAAGGACGAAGGATCCTCTGCGCATACTCTCGGATCCCCTCGGGGACCCTACTAGATTTGCGCAGTATCACCTTCAGAACTGTCTCAGCGACTTCCAACGGAAGGTTATCGGTGGCCGACTTGTAATCGCCACTGACCAACACGCCAAGCCCAACGCGAAACCCCGCTTTGTCAAGCGTCTCGGACTTCACATCACCTCTGCAAAGCCACTTCTGCCGCGATATTCTATCGTAAATCGCTTTATGAAGAGGCTTAATCAGCAGTGAGTCTTCGCTAAACTTCGTCAAAGGACGAGGTTTGCCGGCAGACTGCACCACCATCGGTCGTGTGAAGGAAGAGAGTTCGGGGGGAACGGAGGTACCAAGAACTGCCGATAAGTAGTCCGACTGGTCTATGGCTGTCGTTAGACAGCCACCAGCCTTGCGACCACTTTCGAGAGTCGAAGAGAGGGGCGGTGACGTCGTGTAGCAATGCTCACGATAAGTGTCATCCCAGCCGCAAGGAAAAAGGCGGCTAACCTCCCTCTCTACGAACTTCATGTACCCGAAGGGAAGATTCCGAGGAGAGCGGACCATACTCTCCATCAGACCATCCAGGAAACCTTCCTCCTGACACTTGCAGCTCG